ACGACGGCTGATGCGATTGACATTGATTTTTGGCAATTTGGATTCCCTTGCTACAAAATCTTCTTTTGATTCCCTCGTTTTCTTAACCCAATCTTTATTTTCGTTGTAATACTGGACAGCGTTTATAACTGCTTTTCGTTTACCTTGTTTGTCACCCACCCCTTGATCTTCTTTAGTTTTCTCTGCTTCCTCAAATAATACAGCGTTCACATCCACTGTTCCATTCAGTGTTTTTAATTTGCGATGCATTAAACCCGCCATTAAATATTTACCTTGTTTCACCCAATTGTCAAATGATGCCGATCCAATATCATTTTGCTTCCAACCAGCCTTTTCAGCCTCTTGCCATGTGTCTCGGATGCTTTGTTCTACATTTTCGCTTTTCATTGTATTTTCTATGAGTACGGCTGTTTTCTCATGTCCTTTTTTCGTAACTACGATATCCTTTATTTTTTCCCATCTCTCCGGGTCTGTAATCCTAATTACGCCATCCAGTGATACTTTTCGTCCATCAGATAGTTCTGCTCCCCATCTTATGTATTTACTTGTTTCATCGGATTCGTATGCATGGTCACCTAAATTCCCCATACGCTTCATTTTGCCTGTGGCTGGGTCTTCCTCTAATGGCGCACCGTTGTCCTTGTATGCGTCAAAGAATCTTGTGGGTTTTGGTCGGTTCTTTTTGCTTACTAACTCTGGGTAGTCTGCCATCACATTTGCAGGAATTTTCTTTCCCTGCGATATAGCCCTTTTTATAATGTCTTTATGCTTTTTTGCAATGGACAGTTTATTCTCATATATTTTAATTTGACCCTCTGCCGCACTAATTTGCTGTTTGATTAACTTCCTCTGTTTTGGGTTTTTAGAAACTTTAAATCCACTCATTCTACCAGCTTTCAATCCATTCAATTCTCTTTTCAAATATTGGATATCCTTTTTTATGTCATACTCGTTACCCGATAGGATATTGTGAACCTTATTAAAGTATTCTTCCTTTGTCAGTTTCCAATATTTGCTGTCAGTTTTTTTCTGTCTTTTATCCGTATGTTCTTTGACTTGAACCAGTTTGCCGGATTTTGTTCTCCGCAGGTGCTGTTTGACTCTGCTTTTGTTTAGTACGAATCTGCCATGCGGTTTTGTTTTTCCTGTCATAAATTTCTCTGCGAACGGCTTTGCGTCTTTATAATAATCACCTAATTTGTTTAATAATTCTTTTTCTGTATGTTCTCTCAAGTCTTGCGCATGGTGTTGGTCTTTTTCTCCTTTGTAAACAATTCCTGCATAACCCAATTGTTTTGCTTTTATAGCGGCTATAATATCTTTTACCAATAAACTTTCCTCATCATCTATCCTCCCCGTATCAACTGCGTATTCTATTATTGCTTTCTCACGTTCGCTTGTAAGTGAAAAATAACCATATTCTCCAGCACCTCCCATATTATCTTCTGCATTAACGTAAAGTAATTTGTCAGTCGGTTTGAAATTTATTTCTTTTAATTCCTGTGTTTTTCTTCCCAATGCTAATTCGTATTTATCGCTTGATGCCCAATTGCCAGCGTCTCCCTTTGCCCCTTTCTTCGCATAACGATAAAACTTTGTAGGATGGTTTGGTGTCTCGCCACTACCTTTTTCTCCATGCATTTTAGCCTCGTTATAATATTCTTTGAGGTTTAATATATTACCGTCACCTTTTTCTTTTTGTATCATAGCGTAGATGTGCGTTTGTCCGTTCAGGGTTGCGGCGGCGTGTCTATGATTACCATCGAGGATATTTCCTTTCTTATCCAGTAGGATTGGTATCATATCACCAGTCCTTTCATTTGTCCCATTCGCCAGCGTTTCTGCTGTGTATTCTGATGATCCGTTAAGATAATCCTCGCCAATTTGAGAAGACTTCGCTTCGCTTAATTTAATTTTCTTGATCTCATAATTGTAGCCCTTGCCATGATCGATGATTGAGTTTTTCATATCCCTTGCTGGCGTATTTAAGGTTGTGTTGCTGAATTGTTCGAACGTCATATTTCTTGCGATTTTCGCAATATGGCCGATGGGTTCATAGGTCGGTTTTCCTTTTTTGCCGAGCAATTTCAGCCATGACTTCGATCTTCCTTTCACCCATTCGGTTTTGTTTTCATCTTTAACATAAGATGGGATCGTATCAATATGTTTGCCTTCGTGGTGTATTTGCCATTCCTTTCCCTTCTTTTTGAACTCGAATGTTTTTCCTCCAATGACTTTTGTATTAGATTTGGCTTTTGTATGGTGTTGAGCTATTTGTTCGTGGGATGCGGCTTTGGCCTTTGGGTTCGGTTTCTTTCCATATATCACCTCCCCCTTATCGTTTATCCAATACTTTCCACCCCGTAGTCCAGGTCGGCTTATTTTCGCTTTCATCATTAATCTCTGGTTTTATTAATAGCCTTGATCATTTTACCCCGGTACTTTTTGGAAAATGCTTTTTTCTTGAACTGGTCGATTGTCATTGTAGTGACACTACTGTACATGTCTTTTCTGTCGTAGTTTTTCAGGTAGTCTCTTACTGCCTGTGATTTATTGTCCCAGCCCAGCATGACCTTGTCTTCATCGTACTTCCCGGTTTTGATATCTTTTTGGTGGATAACGAACACTTTTTGGGATTTCGGGTTTTTGCCGATGAAGCAATCGAGATGGTCTTTGTCTGCTCCTACGGTTCCCCGGATGTACCCGTATGCGAAATACAGTTTACTTTTCCACTCATGCCCATCCGGGTCTTTGCCTCTCCGGTACGACCCTGCCTTGTTTTCTATGGATATATTCATTCCGGTGAATGTGGTTCTACCTTGCAGTTTGTGTCCGGAGAATGTGAGGGATTTTTTCAATTGCTTTACGCTGTCAGGATCAAATAATACGAGTTCCCTGTTGCCTCCAATGTTATCTATCCATCCTGCTTCGCCATCGTATCCTAATTTCAGAAGTACCATTGTCTGTGCTTCTGCGCTTGCTTTCGCTCCTTGACCCATTTTACCTTTTTCATGCATTTGATTGAGTTTGTCAATGAGAATGTCCGAATCCTTTTGAGACTTTGTTTTATCCGTCCCATCGAGTACACCATTTGGGTCGTATATATTTTTTGGTTCAAATGTTACTTTTACCTTTGCTACTTTTCCTCCGGGCTGTTCCCACGGGCTGTCAAGTGCTACATATGTCCCTGCGCTTCGCTGGTTATAAAAAGCAAAGGGTCGTTTCCTTTTCGGGAATGTGGTACGATAGGCGTTGAGAGTTGTTTTCCTCATTGTCTGTTTCTTGTTCGCCTTGTTCCGACTTTTTTGCACCATTTCCCCTATGGTCTGTAAATCTTCTAATACATTGAGAGCCACTTTTGCTGTTGGGTTTTTTCTCATGGCATCAATTTTTCGTTGGATGATCGCTTTGTAATCGTTCAGTTTTGGATTGCCCATCATTTGGTTGGCGGCTAATTCTGTCTGTTTAATTAGAAAGTCCACTTTGTCAGATTTGGTTCTGGAATCTTGATGTTCCCTGACGTTCACAATCTTACCGCTTTTTGTTTTTCTTGAGTACTGACGCACCCGAGACTTTTTCATCCCATGTTTCAGCTTGTTCCATATTCGGATAAATTCTTTTTCTTCCTTTGTCCATCCGGTGATCATGGATTTGTGCAAGTATTTGGTTTTCAGCCGTTTTCTTTCGAGGTATGCGTTCAAGATAACCGGGCTGATGTATTTTGATTTGCATACGGCTCGGGTATTGCCGAGATGTTCTGCTGTTTCATCCAGTGCTATTATGATATTTTTCTTGGCCTGCTTTTCGTCTTTTGCTCTCCCGAGTCGTTTAAGTGCTGATGTGAAAACCACGTTAGCCTTGAACGTGCGGATGTCTTTTGCTGTGATGCCGAAAGTTTTCAAGTATGCGTTTACGTCATTACTGGACACTGACTTTGTTTTTCCGTTATCGGTGTATGCGAATACTTTATCACCACCCTGTTTGAGCAGTTTCCGCATTTGTCTGGCATAAGCTGGATCGGAGATAGTGTGCTTTTGTTCCTTACTCTTTTTGCCAATGTATTCGAGGGTTACGGTATCACCTTTAATTTTTACATGTTCTTTGTTCAGCGTAGTTGCTCCAAATGTCCTGTATCTTTCTTCGTGCTGGTGTGTTCCCACTCTCATGGCTGTTTGTTCTATGGCTATGATTGCCAGTGCCAGTGATCGCCTTTTTGGGTCACGACTCCGTGCATCTTTTTGGAGAGATTGCCTTAACGATGGGATGTGCTTAATGGCCGCTTCAACTCGTTTAAATTTCTGCTTGGCTTTGACTTCGATAAATTCCGGAGTGTAGCGTCTGATCAGCCGGTCTTTAGGATCCCGCCATTCGTGTGTCCATTTTGGGTGGTTTACGTACTGGTAAGCATCAGTTGTCTTTTTTCTGAATGCCGTGTTTCTTGAAGTCTTTAGGGTCGAGAGCCACTCTTTGCCAGTCGTTTTTTACGGGGGTCTTTTTTGCTGGGCATTAATACCAGCCTGCCTTTGGATTTAAATAGACGCATTTTACCTTGATTAGTATTCGTTCTAAACGTTAACATCCTATTGCTGTATGGACTGCTGGCGGTTTCGGACGTAGGATTGTGGCTCTTTTGAGCAGTAATCCCGGCAGATGATACTTTGAATAGGGTTTTGCTTTGCAAGACCCTATTCTTTTTAATGAAGTCATTTGCTTTTTCCTGCGCTACTTTTAAAGCTAAATGCTCTGGTGGGTCACCGTAGATTACATTCCCATTTTCATTATAATAAAAATTCCCACCGTTCTTTCCGGGTTGTTTCGGGTTTTTACCTTTGAATAAAGTATACTGTGCTTCCCTGTCCGCCTGTGCCCATATAGTCGTTTCCCACCAATCTTTTAGCTTTTTAGCATCCACAGGCTTTTTGACTTTGGGAAGTCTCCCGGCAACGGTCTCATGGTGAAACCATTTTTGATATTCTCTCTGCTGCAGTGTTTCGCAATATTTTTTTGGGATTTTACCATACCGGATAGTCCCTTTATCATCTACCCAGAACTGCCCTCCACGAGTCCCGGGTTTATGCAATTTTGCTTTTATGGAATACTGATGATACATGTGGCAGGTGCGCCTATAACCCGTATTCTGCCAATTCGTAATCAGTTAATTTTACTTTTTGGTTGTCCTTAAGATTTCGATGGATTGCCCGCAGTTGATCTATTTTTTCACGTTTACGCCTGATTTCCCACGGTTCTGATGTTGGTTTATTAACGACTTCTGGTTCTGGCACATCTTCACTGGTGCATTTATCTGCGTCATCTAATTTGCATGATGCGATCAGCGCAGATAGTTTGCCTTCCAGCTGAGCGATCTTTACCATGATGCCTTCCTTGACCTCCTTCCCGGTTTTTGTAAACTCAATACTCTTTTTGAGTTCTTTGCTTCTGTCAACTGCTTTCATGAGTGAGGGGTACTTATCCATTCCTGCCTTGGTGCGGAGTTGATGTGCCTTTACTCTTGATTTCTGAAGTAGTGGATAATTATCTAACATTTTCTTCTCCTTTTTTGATATTAGCAGACCTCAGCTCGTCTGTTCATAATTTCTTTAATTTCCCCCATAAGAGTGATGAGGGTGTGATCGGGGACAATTTCTAAATCTATTCCGTAAGGCATTATAATCATTGATGGTTTTATCCCGGTCTGGTTATAGATAATATTTAAGACAGTAGTGTATAATAAGTCGCATTCTACTGCTGATAATGGTCTTTCAGGCTTCAGCATAAATATAGTATTACTTTTTATGTTGATACTCTGTAAAGTCTTTTCGTCGATATTGATTTCAATTTTCGGCATTATTTTGACTATTTTTGTCTTGACTATTTTTGTCTTTTCGTGCTATGGCTTGTCTGAATTTGTCCATCAGTGTATCATTCCGTGTAATGGGCGCAATCAGTGGTTGCGGGATAAGAAGCGGAGAAACTGTTTTGACTACAATGCTTTTGATGGCGTTGGGGTCATGATTGTCATTATTCCCTTTGCTCTCTAAAATTGGTTTTATTGGATGTAGGCTCATGCTTTCTTCCTCGCCATCCTTTTCACCCGTTTTTGTTTAAGTTTTACCGCCCTTTTAGTTTTGGCATCGTCTGCCCGCATTTTTTGTTTTTCTACCTGTTTCTGGAATGCCAATTGTTGTGATCTATTAATTTCTTCCTGCAGAGTGATATCTTCCATTTTGATTCGTTGGACTTCTGCCTGTATTTTTCTCAATGGGAGTATGCGCTTAATAAAAAACCCCCGGTTGATCAGGTTTTCATACGCCCGGAGTCTACACTCGATATTGCTGAACGCCCTCGTCAGCATATTATTTGCCATCGTCAATTGCTCGCATCGCTTATGAAGGATTCGTAATTCATGAATTATAGTTACTTCTTTCATTGATTATCCCCTTGTATTCTCCTTTTCAAAATTTCCATGGAATAAATCTCTATTTCGTTTTATCCATGTGACCCGTTCTTTTTCATCCTTGTCCCCAAGTACAAATTTGACTTTTCCGTTTTTGATATAACTCATATCTGGCATGAATGGTGTGTATGTACATCTGCAGTTTGGATGGAGAGGTATCACCTCTTTTGCCAATTCATGTCCTTCCCTTGGTACGAGTCCTGCGACCGTTTGTTTACGCTTTGAGAATGCTCTGCCATAATTGCTCTTGCCAACCCATATTTCATTTTTCCAGCGTTTATCCATTTCCTTGTATTCTTTTGAATCCGGATCGAGTTCCGAATAGTCTGTGGGTGGGTCTTTGTGATTTACTCTGAATACTTTACTTTCGATCATGCTTAAGCAATAGGCACATGCGTCGTCGTGGGCGTTTCCCACTACATAATCTCCATCCGGCTGTCCCCCTATGAATCCATCCGAGGCAGACCGATTCATTTCAGTAATGGCTACCCGCTCCCAATCCCTTGCGAAGTTACTGTCCCCGCCAGCTATCTCATGGAACATGCGTCTGGCCAAAGCCCGGGGATGCTCCCTGTTTGCTTGTGCTTGAACCACCATCCGATTTATCTCTGCTTTGTATCTATCTTCCATCGCAGTCACATTGATGGCCGCCAGCTCTTGCGAGAATTGGAGACTGCGCACCTCCTGCACCGTCAACATATTATCCTTTATAGCCGCTCTGATCGTATCAGGCAGTTTGCCAACCTCAATTTTCAGCTTTTTTCCAGCCTGCGAGACTCCTGACATTTTTCCGACCAGTGCGGCCTTAAGGATCAACCGCCGTATTTTATATTTTGGTATTGCCAATGTTTCTGATAACAGTTTTTCAAGACTGTTCAGTTCTTCTTCCGTGAATGGTTTCCCATCGCTTTTGTATATGGGCTTGTTCCCCCACTTGCCTTTCCAGAATTTCTTTGTGATTCCGATCCCCTTCAGTATTGTTTTCGTGATAACTATTGGGTTCATGAGGTCGTGGAATTGTTTTTCTAAAATCCATAGGTTTGGGTTCATGTGTGGTGTTGTAATCCTTTCACCCTTATGCGCCTTGCTCATGTGGTGGTGGATTTCTACCTGTCCCCCGAGGTTGAGGGCTGTGGCAAGGTTGGCAACGGTCTCGATGCGCTTGTGAACGTTGCCGTGTAAGATTGTTGGGTTTATCTGGATTTCGGAAGGCATTTATTTATTAGGATATCGCTTGTCGTGTTGCGCCTTTTGCTTTGTCGAAGCCAACCCACATGCCGTTAACGTCTTGGCCACGTTCCGCCAGTGTCTGTGATGCGATTTTGTTCAGGTCTACTTCACCTTTGACTGCTCTTGACAGAATATGAGTAGTGATTGTAGTAAGGGCATAATTCGGGTTGTTTTCATCCTTAATTTCTTTCTCCTTCGCCAGTTTATTCTGTATCCGAATATTTCTATTATCCTCATTGTTCCTTCACTTGATACGATTTTTACCTGTCTTGGTTCGCCTCTGGTGTGCTTTGACCCTTGCTTTATTCAATGCTGAGTATTTATCACTGTCTACTAAATTATTCATGATAGTTATCCTTTTATCTTCATTGGTTGTTGTTCATTATTATACATCCAATTCTTTATTCTGTAATTTCAGACTCTGCAATTCCATTTATTCAATCACCCGAATAATCACATCCGAATTTTTGGTGTGTTTTTTCATTGATTTCTGGGCGGCAGAAGTTGGTTCTGGTTCACCGCCACCTTCTTCCCCGTTTAAACCTTCTTCGCCGCCCTGATCCCACGGATACCCTTCTTCGCCACCTTCCTCTCCTTCCTCTTGCTGGCTCATCATCTGCTGTTGGAAGGTCTCCATAATCATCTGTTGGATTTGTGCATTGGCGATGCCGGGGATGTCGAAAATGTTTATATCTCCCATCATAAACTCAAATGGTTTTTTATCTTCAGCGGTTAGGAGTTCATTAACGGAGGTATCTGTTTGTAACTTTTTGAGATTATATTCGGTTTTTTTAATTTCGTCTTCAACGTCGAGTCCAGCGAACATAAATTGGACACCTTCTATCCCGGTGATTTCTTCCGCAATATTAGCTATGTTAATAGTTGATGCGAAATGGTTAAGAAAGAATCGCAGTCCCATGTCCTGTGATCTTACCATTCCCCCTTCTTCTTCTTTTTTATCAAATAGTTTTTGTTTTCCGACGGTGTTTTTATTGGATGCCATACTAATATCTTCCGGGTTTATTCCGGCGTATGTGCAGAACAGACTCATCAGTGTTGACCACCATGTAAAATCTTCCATTTCTTTTGAAGATTCATGAAATTTGACGAAATTGGCTTTAGCCTGTTTCGGTAATCCGATCACCGGATACTTCCATTGATTCTTTTTCCCTGAAGATATTGCCCATATCATCTTCCGGAATAACGCCATTTCTGCCCGTGAGAATCCATCCTCGGTTGCCCCTTCCAGCGTAATCATTCCTTTTGGCATTGTCTGCGTCGATCTCCGGGTGTAGTTGTAGATAATACTGTCCATCATGTACCGTAGGACTTTCAGTTGATTTTTCGTACGATGCTGTATCCCATGTATTGATTATGGACATCGGTTGTGCCGTAGGCATTGGTAAGGATCATTTCGCTTTCTTTAAATATCCCCCTTCTTTGCCCGATTTTATCCACCTGAATATATCTGTATTCATCGATATATTCTGGTTTGATACCGATTTTCTGTTTTTCATAATTAAACTGATTCAAGTCCCACCTGTTGGTGCTGTATTGCGGGTAGGTTATATTACGAGGCACAATTGGATAGATAGTCGCACCGTCTAATAATTGCAGGGCGATGGGTTGCCCTCTATACCCATATTTCAGGTTTGTGGATGCCAGCGTCCTTACGATGGCGATGGCGACTTTATCGACATCGAAATAATCGCAGTATGCATAATAAAGGAATTTTCGGAATGATGGTTTTGGATCATTTGGGACATAAAACAAGTGGTTTTTGAATGCTTCTTCGGCTTGCTTGATTTTGTTTTTTTCCGCTTTGGTTGGGATGCGTGATTGGTCTTGTAACGTTATTTTGAATCCAGCATTTTTTCCATCAGATACATTCCCAAATTCTGCAAGCTGGTGTCCTCTGTAGGATTTTATGAGGTTCCCGGGTATGCTATTCCCTGCCTTTCGTAATATTTCCGGTCTTATTCTTTCGTTTGGGAAGCTGTAATTTTCGACGGAATTGATATGGAAGTCAGGATCGACGAACATGGCAACCATCTGGTCAGCCAACGTCCCGGTTCCGTCTCTTTTGTCAAGAGCCTTTATAAATTTATTATAGCTTTTCTCCATTTCCGGGTCGCCCTCGATCATGCGATCTATTTCTTCGATGAATCCTGATGATTGTGCTTCGGTCAGGAATGTTCGCATATTATGCGCAATATCGGAACGGAGGCTATTTAGTGTATCGATTTTTGATTTTTCTTCTATGAATTCGAAATTGATCGAACCGTTTTTACTCATAATATCTCCGGTTATGGGTAATAAAAAAGCCTCGACACCAGAATATAATCACCGCCGAGACCTGTAGAATATACTTGTAAGTTAATTCGTAACGCAATATGTTATTCTCTTTTGGACCCGTTTTTGTATATTTCTCGGAGTCTGATTTTCATTTTACGTTCTTCTTCTATGTTTATGTGTTCTATTCGTTTTGTACTGCATATGTCTCTTTGCGCATTGCATATAATTTTAATCCCCTTGTCCCAACCGTATTTTTTGGTGAATGCCTCCTCTATCTTTATCCATTCTTCTATTTTCATTCGAAGATGCTTGTCTGACTGATTTCCTTGCAGTAAAACCAGTGAGCCACGTAGACTTCGCCTTTTTCATCGCATCGTAGCAGGCTTACGGGTATCCACTTGTCATCTATCATGGCAGCTTTTTCAGTGATGGCAGAGATTGTTTCGATATGGAGCTTAATATATTCATCCCTATCAAATGGGAAGATAACATCGAGCATGGATAATAAATCCTCTTTTGTAATATCTTGCATTAGAATCCTATGTCTTCCAGTTCGTTTTCATCGAAGCCTATGTCAATACTACTTTGCAATTTTTCCCCTTTTATCATAACGATCCCGGGGATTTTTTTATCCATCATGTCCATCTCTACAATCCAACTTTGCTTCATGTATTCCACCTCGCTTGGCGATTTGACTATATTAAAATTAGTTTTCATGTATTTGACTAATTCGCCATTGTCCCGGGGATCCCGTTTATGTTCTTTGATGAAAGCCTTGTAAACTTTATCGTATGTTTTGATATCCTCATCTACTTCTTTGTCCATGTCGATTTTCTCTCCCATGTCGATGTCTAACGATTCGCCGTCTCCGGCGTGTGTCATTAGTAGTTGAACGCATATAATCAAAGCATCCCATATATCCTTCGACTCCCCTGCCCCATTAGGATGGTCTAATTTTGAATTATTAAGCAGGAGCAATCGTTTCATTTCTCTCATCATTCGAGGGTTGTCCGGATACTCAATAGCGTTATTCCAAATTAGATGTCTGACGAGTCTCCCGTAGGCTACCTGTTGCGGATTTGAGAATGTGAGTGTTTCACAATCGTAAATCCCTATATCAAGCAATTTTTGTTTGATCGACTCCGTATTGTATTTATCAAAGTGCAGGCTTCTTGAATTATAGAAATGATCCCCGAGCAGTGATGTAATGACTTCCTCGACATTCACGTAATCGATGGGCTTGTTTTTTATTGGCCTCCACTCGAGGATGGTGTCAATAACGGGTATAGCTGAAATGCGGATACTTTTCTCAATTTCTATCCCGTCGCTATTCCTCACCCGGTAGACGAAGTCCTGAATGTCCCTCTCCGCTTTCCGGAGATACCCTCCGACGATGATAAGGCTATCGTTGGATACGGCGAAGTCTCCCCCCCACCTTCTCTCCCTGTCGTCACCATTGATGTCTGTTAGTTCTATGGCAGTAAACTCAATAACTTCTCTGTTTCCTTTGACTGTCCCATCCCTTCTGGTGATAGTTTTTTTCCATCTTACTGGCTGTTCAATGTCCGGGTTTGCGCACTCATCTATTTTGTTCATGTGTGGCATAAAGAATCCGAACTCATTTGGTGGGACGATAGCTCTCCATCTTCTGTCAGCGTCTATCGGGTCTGTTTTGTGTGCTTTTATATATGCCCTTTTTGATTTTTTTGGGTTAAACACGTAGGTGTCAAACCATGCAGTCAAGACATTATCGTTAATTTCAAATGTATTTTCTCTCGGATTAATTGAATGCTTTTCGAATGTTTCCATTAATAGGTCATTAACTTCCTGTTCTGGATAAGCAAACATGCACCCGAAGAATTGATGCGGCTCAAATCGAGTAGTCGCATTCGTATGTGCGGTATCATATTGTTTTTTTGCGACAGCATATTTTGCTGGTGTATTGGCTCTGGACGGTTCATCGAGGATGTACATCCAGATGGTGTAACCTTCGACACTTTTAGCGGTGGAATCAAGGCAGTAAACCCTGATTCCGCCCTTATCCCGATCTCGGCAGGGGATATATAATTCTTTATCTTTAATATCTTTTCTGCCATACTCTGCTATCCGGAAGCCCATATTTTTTGTAAACCAGTTTTCGTTTGTTCCCGGATCGTTGGTTCGTTTCATCAGATTGGATAGGGTTCTGAAGAATACGTTTCTTGCCTGCTGTTCATTGACTTGTGAAAAATTGAGGATATCAAATGGCTCATGATATTCAAGGTCAAAGAATTTGTGTGGGTTCGATAGACAACACCAGAGGTAAATGGCATAAACTACCATAATCGTTGATAAGTAGTTTTTTCCTCCGCCCTGTCCTACCCTTAATATTGCCTGTTCGAGTTCGAAGAATCTGCTCTCTTCAGTTATTTTCATCGGGAAGACCTTGTCGAGGACTTCTCCTTGTGCTTTTGAAAGCCCTGCGAGTTGAAGATAGTCTTTAACGAATGGTCGGATAGGGACAGGCTGGATCAGCCACACCTGTTCATCTTTTTCTTCTATGCTGAATAGCGGGTCGAATTTAATGCGATGCGGGAAGTTCCGCCCCCGCCCTGATCTTTCTTGCCAATTCTGCAGGTATGTCTTTTCTACGAATCCCGGTGTCATTTACCGTCTCATCTAATAGTTTCAATAATCTATTGGTGAACTCTCTTACTTGGAGAATGAGTTCCTGTGGGCTATAACCCTCTACGAGCCCCATTGCCCGCCTCTCAATCTTGTCCTTTATTGCCACAAAGGCTTTTGACTGCTCTTGTACCATTTTTTCATATTCTTCGAATGGCAACCGCCCCTGATCATATCGATTTTGAGTTTCTGCCTGTATTTGTCGTAGTTTGATCAGGTCGATTGAATCACTGAATATATTTTCTTTGAAATCCTCTGAAAATTCGTCTTGTCCCCATGCCCCAAATATACGTTTGAATATTGGAGCTTTCGGGTCTTCCTTCCCTTCCTTAAGTGCTTTATTGAGAACAATATATTCTATTTCCCGGCGACCAAGTACTTTTTCTATGACGGCGAATGATGGATCCCGGGTGATTTCTTTTATTTTCCTTATTTCCTTTTTTCCAATCTCCTTATTTTTATTATCATACGTTTTAACGATGGTGACTTCATCCTTTTTAATTTTTTTGACTGACAATAACCATTCGAGGCTTTCGACAGCTTTTTCAACAAGGTCACGACGATTGCGCAGGTTCAGTTTTTCATATCGTCTTAGTGCGCCCGTAACGAGGTCAGATATGGCAGAGTCCGTCTTAATCCATTTAAAATATGTTTCCTTAGTTATGCCTGCTTGCGTATAGGCATTTTTATGTGTTCCGGTTTCAAATAGTGTTTTTTCAATGATTGCCTAGACGCTCTGGTGTTTTTTTAGATTTTAGCCATTGACTCTTTCTCCTTTTTCCATAGATACTTTATCGTTATACTTCGTCAATTGGGCTTTTAATATTGCGTTTTCAGAAAGCAATTCAGATATTCTTTTTGTTATGCCACCCTCTCCGGCACCAGCCCAGATTGAAACGATTTGTTTTTCTCCTTCGTCTGGATGTACATATGCAAGATGTGTCATCATGTGCCTATCTTCGGTTGCTACTTTCATAATCAATTCAAACAAATCTGATAGAATTTTAAAATTGTTTTTTTTCAAACTATCTGGATTTTTGAAAGCCCACCAACCTATTTTTAATGCGTTGGTTATTCGATAATAAAAACGAGGCATAACAACTCCCTTACGCAATCTGATAATAAAAACATAACAGATACTATTACTAAAACCTGTTTACTAACTTGTTTACTAAATTGCTTCATTTTATTTCTCTTTTATTGTGTTTAGCGGGTAGTTAGTAAACATTTAAAGAGCAAAATGCAAATAAATAAGTGCTATTGTTAATCCAGTCATTACCCCAACAATAAAATTTGGAAAATTAAAACGTTTGCTAACATTAAATAAACTTAAT